CTACGACGACATGATCCGCGAGCTCACCCAGAAGCTCGCCAAGCTGCTCCCGTACTACGACGACACGCCGAAAGAGGTGGACACCCGCACGCCCGACGGCAAAACGAAGCGCGTCAGGGTGAACACGCCGAGCCAGATCGCGCCGGACGGCTTCCCCGAGTTTGGGCCGGCGGATCTCAAGCTCGATCCGCTGCAGCGCCACACGATCACGATCGCCGCGGGCCCGGCCTTCGACTCGCAGCAGGCCGAGGGGAAAGATGCGGCGATGGCGCTCTTGAACAACCCCCAGGCCTTCCCGATCGTCGCCGCCGACGCCGTGCGCCTGATGAACCTGGGCCCCATCGGCGAGGAGATGGCGAAGGATCTCGAGTATCTGCAGCCGCCGGCGATGCGCGCCGAGAAGCAGGCGCAGGCCGGCCCCGGCGCCCCGCCCGATCCCCGCGCGCTACAGCAGCAAGTCGCGCAGCTCAAGGAACAGATCCAGCACGCCGAGGCCGCGATGCAGCAGCTCGAGCAAGAGGCGAAGGGCAAGCAGCTCGACAACCAGAGCAAAGAGTCGATCGCCGACATGGAGACGCAGCGCCGCGCGATCCTCGAGATCAAACTGCAAACGATGAAGGACGCGACCGCGATCGCCGTCGCCAAGATCAACGCGCTCACGAAAGGCGTGATCGCCGACAACGAGAACCAGATCGAGCAGATCGCGCTCGACCACGAGGCCGCGATCACCTTGATCGGCCAGCAGCACGAGGCCGAGCAGGCCGGGCTCGACCGCGGGCACCAGGCCGCGCTCGCGATCGCGCAGACCGGCGCCGCGCAGGCCCACGCGGCCGGGATGGCGGCCGCCGGCATCGGCGCCGCGGCCGACGAGGCCGACAAAGGCCGCCAGGCGGCGCTCGAGGCGCAGGGCGGGGAAGGCGGGGAAGGCGAGCCGACCCCGGCGGGCGCGGTGCCGTCGACGGCCGGCAGCGCCCCCACCGACGCCGCGCCGCCAGGGATGTAACGCCATGCCCACCAATCGCAAACGCGGCGAGGCCGTCTCGAAAGCGCAGCAACGCCTCATGGGCGCGGCCGAGCACGGCGCGACGTTCCCGCTCGCGCGCCAGATCCGGCAGGCGATGACGTACGCGCAGATGCACAACTTCGCGATCGGTTCCCAGAAGGGCAAGCCGGAGCACGTCCGGCCGCCGAAGCGCCGCCGATCCGACCCGCGCGACTAAGCACGCGATCGGCGGCCTATGGCGTGATACCTCATGCCCGACGCCGCGCCGGCCGCCGACGCCCAACCCGCGGCCCCGTCAGCCGCACCCGACGCCCCGCAGATCGCGCCGTCTGAGGTGTCCCTCGACACCTTGAACGGCGATCAACTGTTGGAGTGGCGGAAAACCGGCGCGCTCCCGAGCACATCGCCAGTTACGACGCCGACCGCGGACTCGTCACCCGCCGAGCCTGGGAGTAGCCAGGCCGCGCCAACGGGCGCGCCGTCGCAGTCTGCCGCCTCGGAACCGGCAGCAAAAGGCGCCGAGGCGCGGATCCCCGAGCTGTTGCGCGAGCGCGCCGCAGAACGGAGCCGCGCCGAACGCGCCGAACGACGCCTGGCCGACCTCGAGCGCGCGACCTTCACCCCGCCGGCCCGTCCTGACGCCCGTCCCGCGGCCTCGTCACCCGCAACCCCGGCGACCGATGACGGTCCCGACCCGGAAACGTTCCCCTACGGCACCAGCGATCCCGCCTATCTCCGCGCGCTCACCGCTCACACCGTCGCCAAGACGTTAGAGACGGAGCGCCGCCAGGCCGGGATCCGCGAGGAAGGCGCGCGCGTCATCGCGGGGTTTGAATCCCGCGCCGAAGCCGCGCGCGCCAAATATCGGGATTTTGACGCCGTCGCCATGCTGGCGCCGACCGAGATCCCGCAGGGCTCCGCGGTCGATCTGTTCGTGCTCGAGGATCCGGCGGGCGCCGACATCCTCTATCACCTGCAACAGCCGGCGAACAAAACCGAGCTCAAGCGGATCCTCCGTCTCGCGCCTCTTGATCAACTCAAGACGCTTGTACGGCTCGGCGATCGCTTGACGACGCCGCCGGCCGGGGCCCGTTCCACCCATGCGCCGGATCCGCCGACGGTGCTCTCGACGCGCGCCACGCCGGGCGACGCGGTCGATCGCGCGTTAGCGGCCGACGATACGGGCGCCTACCTCGCGGAAATGAATCGCCGCGAGCTCGCCCGCCGCTTGAAAAGGTAAACCCGATGGGCGCACCCAACGGCTTCGACGTGAGTGACTACCTCGCGCGCGAACAACTCCGCAAAATGACGAATAAGCTCGTCATCTCGGAATCGTTCAACACCTCATTCAACAAGCTCTTTACGCAGGCGTACGCCGCCGGCGCGATGGGCGACACCGTCCGCGTGCCCTACCCGCGCCAGTACATCCCCGGCACGCAAAACAACCTGGGGTACGAGCCGCAGCCGATGGTCGACCGCCACACCAGCGTGACGATCGATCAGATCTCGAAGGTGCACTTTGAGTTTGACGTGATCGAGCGCGCGCTCCGAATGCAGGACTACCAGGGCGCGCTCGACGAGGACATCATCGATCCCTCGAGCACGACCATGGCGCAGGACATCGAGGACCGATGCGCGTTCTACGCCTACCAGCACACGCCGAACATCGCCGGGATCCTCGGCACCAACCCGACGACGTTTGACGCGGCGTTTTCCGCGCCCTACGAACGCTTTATCAACCTCGGCGGCGGATCGGGCGCGCGGCGCGCCGTGATCGGCACCGGGATCCAGCGCGCCCTGACGGCCGTCGAGCTCGCGCTGCTCCTGCCCGATTCGGAATTTAACCGCGTGATGAAAGAGGGGAGCCTGGGCCGGGCGTCGACGTTCGACACGTTCGTGAGCCCGTCCCTCTACCGGCACACGGCCGGCACCTGGGCCGGCGCCGTGACCGTCTCGATCGCGCCGACCATGCCCGTCGTACCGGGCCCCTCGCCCAACGGCGGCGCCGCCGGGATCACCTCGATCACCGTCGCGTGCACCAACGGCGACACGTTCAAAAAGGGCGACGTGTTCAACATGAGCGCCGTCAACGAGGTGAACCTCACCTCGAGGCGCCCCGGCACCGGCGGGCTCAAGCTCCGCGAGTGCACGATCCTCGTGCCCACGACCGGCGCCGGCGGCCTGGCGACGCTCGTGTTTACGCCGCCCCTCTACGGCCCCGGCTCGCCGTATCAGAACATCGACGCCCTGCCGCTCGTCGGCGCGACGTTGACGTTGTTCCCCGGCACCACCACGCCCAACGGCAAGAGCGGCGTCCAAAACCTGTTTCTCGGCAAAGACGCCTTCGCGCTCGTCGGCGTGAAGCTCAAGGTGCCGCCGTCCGGCGGCGACATCAAAACCGCGCAGCGCCGCGACCCGACGACCGGGCTCGCCGTCGTCTACACGCAGCAATTCACGAACGACGAAATGAAATACCGATGCCGGTTTGATTGTCCGTTCGGCATGGGGGAACTGTGGAACGCCGTCGCCGCGGTGCGACTGCTCGGAGCCTGACCAAATGCCCATTCAATCCTTCAGCCCGAGCGCGAACTATCCGCGCACCTCGACGCTCAGCTATCCGACCGTCACGCCGACGCCCGAGGCCAACGTCGGCAACGCCAACTACACCGTCGCGGAAATTCTCAGCGGCTTGCTCAACCGCGACGCGCTCAGCGCGGCGAAGGCCGACGTCCTCCCGACCGCGGCCGCGATCGTCGCCGGGATCAACGGCTGCCAAGTCGGTACGTCGTTCCGCACCATCATCCGCAACGTGAGCGCGGCCGCCGGCTCGATCACACTGACGACCAATACCGGGATCACGCTCGTCGGCACGATGGTGATCCCGTTTCAGTCGTTCCAAGAGCTGTTATTTGTCGCGACGAACGTCACCCCCGGCCAGGAGGCCGTCTCCGTCTACAGCCTGGCGCGCGGCGCCGTCTAGCGCGCGACGTTTCACACACGCGGCGGCGGGGCGCCTCGAGCGCCGCGCCGTCGCCGTTTCACGAACAAGGATCGCCCCATGACGGCAGCAGAACGCAGCGACGCGCGCAACGTGCAGCAGGACACCTCGACGCCGCGGCTCGTCTATCGCGGCAAACAGGACGTACTCGGCCTCGGCATGCACACCGACCCGGAGACGGGCGAGCTCATCGGTGAAAACAAGGCCGTGCAGACGCAGGAGGAGCTCGCCGAGGCGCAAGCCGACGGCTGGCGCCTGACCTCGGAAGATCCCGACGCCGAGCCCGTCGACGAGGTGAGCCCGCTCGGCGGCCACGACCCGGCCGGCCGCGCGCACCCCGATCACGATCTCCCCGGCCGGCCTACCGGCCCCGGCCGGCCCGCCCGGCCCACGCCGAAAGCCAAGCGGTAAGGCGGCGCGGCCATGCCGACGCCCGTCGCGACGATCATCGCGAACGCGCTCGCCGGGCATAACGTCTACCTGCCCGGCGAGCCGGTCCCGCCGGCCGCGGCGGCGACGTGCCTGTCGCTGCTCAATCAGATCATCGACGCCTGGAACGCCGACGCCGGCGCGAGTGTCGCCGAGGTGTTTACGCCGTTCACCACGACACCCGGCCTGCAGCCGCACACGATCGGCCCGAGCGGCGTCTGGATGCTCCCCGTCCGGCCCGTCGCGATCGACGGCGCGGCGCTCGGCCTGAGCGGCGGCTGGACGACGATCACCGTGCACACCGATCCCGATTGGTGGAACGGGCGATCGCCGATCAACGGCGGGCCCATCAGTGATTGCTACTACTCGGCCGATCTCCCCAACGGCAATCTGTATTTCGACGGGATCCCGCTCGGCGCGACGCCGATCCGCGTGATGACGCGGACGGTGCTCGGCGCGGTGCTGTTGACGCAAGCGATCGCGCTGGCGCCCGGCGGCGAGCTCGCGCTCACGTTGACGTTGCAGGAGGCGATCGCGGAACCGTTCCACGCGACGATCTCGCCGGCGCTCGAGAAGCGCGCCGGCCAGGCGCGCGGGAAGTACTTCAAGAACAACTTGCGGATCCCGACCCTGACCGCGCGCGGCCAGGGCGCGCCCGGCTTGCGCGGCTGGCGGTGGGACTACCGCACCGGATCGATCCGCTGATGGCGACGAACCTGCTCGCGCCCGTCGGCCGCCAGCGCGCGATCACCGATCTCGGCGTGGTGGCGCCTGGCGCCCTGTTGCACACCTATGTCAGCGGCACGCCGGCGACGCCCCTCGGCACGACCAGCGACGCGGCCGGCCTCGTGCCGAACGCGAATCCGCTCGTCGCCTCGGCCGGCGGCTTGTTCGGGCCGATCTATCTGCCGCCCGGCGTCGCGTATCACTTTGTCCTGACGGACGCGGCCGGGCTGCCGATCTGGGATCAGGATCCGGTGAGCACCGGCGCCAGCGGGAACACCGTCACCGGCGATCTCGCCGTGTCGGGCCTGGTGACCGTGAGCGGCTTCGGCGTGCATACGATCAGCGCGCCCGGCGTCGGCGCGCTGCAATTCATCGTCCGCAACGGGCTCGCCGGCGTCGGCAATTTTGCGATCGTCGGCGTGGGCAACGATACGTACAGCCCGCTCGGCTATCTCGCCGGCTATAGCTCCACCTACACCGCCAGCGCCTACGCGCAACCCAACGGGCTCGCGCTCCTCGGCCTCGGCCCCGGCGGCCTCTCGCTCGTCGCCAACGACGGCGCCGGCGTGCTGCGGCTCTATACCGGCGGCGCGACCGAACGGCTCCGGATCGATGCGGCCGGGACGGTCCTGATCAACACGACCGTCGCCCCGGCCGGGGCCGCGGCGCGCCTCGGCCTCGTCGCCGACCTCACCGCCTTCAATGCGGTCGTCCTGCAAAACACCGGCGCCCCGGCCGGCAATTTTCTGTTGTTCGTCAACAGCGCCAACACCCCCGCCGGCAGCATCCAACACAACGCCGCGAGCACCGTCGCCTATAACACCGCGTCCGATCGACGCCTCAAAACCGACCACGGCCGCGCGACCGACTGCGCGCCGCTGCGCGCGCTCGTGATCCACGACTTTACGTGGACGGCCGACGGCGCGCGCGACCGCGGGATCTTCGCGCAAGAGGCGATCGCGCTGTTTCCGCGCGCCGTCACCCGCGGCGGCGACGAGACGACCGACGCCGGCCACCTGGCGCGACCGTGGATGACCGATTACAGCAAATTCATGCCCGACGTGATCGTCGGCTGGCAACAGCACGACGCCGCGATCGCCGAGCTGCGCGCCGAGCTCGCCGCGCTGAAAGGCGCCCGCTAATGCCGCTCGCCGCCGTCACCCCGCCGGCCGCGCCCGCCGATGTCGCCGACGTGATCGCGCGGCTCGAGGCGCGGCTCGTCGCCTTGCAGGCGCAACAGGAACAAGCGATCGCCCAGGCCAACGCGGCGGCCGGCGCGATCGCGCTCTGCCGCGAACTGCTCGCCGCCTGGCGCGCGCCGGCCGCGGGAGGGGCCTAGCGTGCCCTTGTTCACCGCGTTCTGTGGCGGCAGCAACCGCGAGGCGTCGCCGACGATCGACGCCGAGATGACCGTCAATCTCTACCGGACGACGGTCGAAACGGAAGGCGCCGCGAAGGCCGCGTACTTGCGCGGCACGCCGGGGCTGAAACGGATCTTTGCGCCGATCCCCGGCCGCGGGCGCGGCGTGTTCTATCAGGATGGGCAGGCCTGGACCGTGATCGGGACGCAAATCTGCCGGCTGATCTTCGACCCGACCAGCGGCGCCTGTACCGGGATCAGCGCGATCGGCGCGCTGCCCGATGACGGGCTCCCGGTCAGCTTCGCGAGTAACGGCGACGGCGGCAACCAGCTCGCGATCTGCGGCGGCGGGAAATTGATCCTGCTCGATCTGCCGACCGGCGGCGTCAGCGCGCCGATCACGCTGCCGCTCACCAATCCGCCGCAATTTGTCGGGTTCATGGACGGCTATTTCGTCCTCAGTGAACGCGGCACGATCCGGTTTTGGTTCTCGGCGATCGAAAACGGCCGCGTGTGGGACGCGCTCGACTTCGTGAGCCGCTCGACGGCCAGCGATCGGATCATCGCCGTCGCGTGCGCCAATTCGCGCGTGTGGCTGTTCGGCTCGGAAACGTCGGAGGCGTACGAAGATGTCGGCGACGCGGATAACCCGTTTCAGCCGATCAAGGGCTCGCTGTTTCAAATCGGCCTGGCGGCGGCCTACTCGCTGAGCCTCGGCGTCGCGACGATGCGCTGGCTCGGCCGGACTAACACGAGCGGCGTCGCCGTCTACCGGCTCGACGGCTACACCGGGACGCGCGTCTCGACGCACGCGATCGAGGCCGCGCTGGCGCAGGCGCCGACCGTCAGTGATGCCGAGGCCTTTACCTACATGCAGGACGGCCATATTTTCTACGCGCTCACGTTCCCCTCGCTCGGCGTCGCCGGGGATACCCTCGTGCTGGATGAGCTCGAGCACGAATGGCACCACCGGCGCGCGTGGAACGCGACGATCGGCCGGGAGGAAATGTGGCGCGTGCGCGGGCACGCCTTCACCGGCACACAGCACCTTGTCGGCAGCCGCGATAACGGCGCGGTGTGGGCGCTCGATCCCAAGACCTACGACGACGACGGCGCGATCTTGCGCGCGCGCCGCCGCGCGCCCTACCTCGGCGCCGAGAACACGTACGCGACGATCGACCGCTTCGAGCTCGGCACGGAGCCGGGGCTCGGCCTGACGACCGGGCAGGGCAGCGATCCGCAGGCCGAACTGTTCCTGAGCCGGGACGGCGCGAAGACGTGGATCAGCGCGGGCCCGGCGCCGCTCGGCGCGATGGGGCACTACGGCGATCGCACCGTCTGGACGCAGCTCGGCCAGGCGCGGATCGATCGGCTCGTGTTCGAAGTGGTGATCACGGATCCGGTGCCGCGCGTGATCGGCCCCGGCGCGTGGGTGACGGCGACGCCCGGGCGGGCGGCCTGATGGCGGTTGGGGATGTCCCGCTCACGCCGATCATTGACACCGTGACCGGGAGTGTCACGGAGATCGGCCGGATCTTTCTCCGCACGCTGGCGGCGGCGGTGAACGGCCTCGCGCCGATCGATGCGGCGTACTGGACGAGCCGGCCGGCGGGCATCCTGACGGCCGAGGTCAATCTCGGCGCGCTCGCGTCCGGCTATCTGAAGATTGCGACCGCCGTCGGGATCGCGACGCCGACGACCGTCCCGACGATTCCCGTCGCCGACGTGACCGGCCTGACCGCGGCGCTCGCCGGCAAGGCCGCCGTCACCCATGCGCCGACCCATGCGCCCGGCGGCACCGATCCGATCGTCGGCGCGGCCTGGCTCGCACAGGCGAACGTGTTCACGGCGGATCAACGGATCAACAAGGCGACGGCCGCGCTGTTCCTGAACGACCCGACCGCCGCGGTCGATGCGCGCCTGTTTCGGATCGTCAATACGGGGCCCACGCTGTTCCTGCAAGCCGTCAACGATGCGGTCTCGGCGTCACAGGGCGTCGTCTCCATGAGCCGCACCGGCACGCTCTCGGCGGCCGTCGTCCAAGTGAACAGCACGCCGAACCTCGGCGCCGCCAAGCTCATGGTGGGCGGGCCGGGCAACGTGAATACCGGGATCTCGGTCCAAAACACGGACATCGGGAACTCGATGGGGTTCCTCATTTGCTGGAATAGCGCCGGCGCGATCGCGGGCTGGATCAGTCAGACGGCCGCGGCGACCGTGGCGTACATCACCTCGTCGGATGCGCGCCTCAAGACCGATCACGGCCTCGTGACCGATCTCGCGGCGCTCCGCGCGCTGCGCGTGCACGACTTTACGTGGACCGCCGACGGCATCCCCGACCGCGGGATCTTCGCGCAAGAGGCGCACGCGCTCTACCCGCGCGCCGTCGTGCCGGGCACCGACGACCGCACCGAGGGCGGCGACCTCGCGCGACCGTGGGGAACCGATTACAGCAAATTCGTGCCGGACCTCATCGCCGGCTGGCAAGCGCACGACGCCGCGATCGCCGAGCTGCGCGCCCGGCTCGACGCCCGGCCGGGAGAGGCCGCCTGATGCCTGACTATTCCGTCCTCGGCGGCCAAAGCGAAGCGACGATCGATCAAGCCAACATCGCCATGCGCGCGATGCCGTGGTACCAGACGCAGCTCAAGGCGTGGGGCATGGATCCCGGCCACCCCGGCACCCTGAGTGACAGCCAACGGACGCAACTGACCCGCGCCGCGCAGGCGAACGGCTTTGTCGTCGACGAAGGCAATATCGAGATGGACGATCACGGCAACTTCAACCCGATCGGGCACAAGCTCCGGAACACGATCATTGTCATCGGCATCGCGGCGGCGACCGTGGCGACGATGGGCGCGGCGGGCGTGTTCGCCGCCGGGGCCGGCGCGGGCGCCGGGGCGGGCGGCGGGGCCGGCACGGCGGCCAGTGTCGCCGGCGTCGAAGGCGGCGCGGCGGGCCTGTCGAGCGGCGCGCTCGCCGGCCTCGGCACCGGCGCGATGGGCGCGACCGCACTCCCGGCGCTCGGCACCGTCGCCGGCGTCGGCGGCGCCGCGGCGGCCGGCGGGCCGGTGCTTGAAGGGATCGCGGCCGGCGGCGGCGGCGCCTCGACGGCGATCCCCGTCGGCACGACCCTAAGCAGCGCCAGCGCGATCGAGGCGGCGAAGGCGGCCGGCTACACCATCGACGCGAATGGCGTCGTGACCGACGCGGCCAACGTCCCGCCGGACTACTTCGATCCCGGGAGCGCCAGCACGCGCAGCTATGCCGACATCCTGAAATACGGCCTCCCCACCGCCGGGACGATCGTCGGATCGCTGATCGCGGCCAACGCCAGCGGCAACGCGAGCGCCGCGCAGCAGAAATACCTCGAGGACGCGCTCGCCTACGAGAAGGAGAACGATCTCTACAACCGCGGCGTCGCCGCGAACAAGGTCGCGCTCGAGGCCGGCCGGTATGCCGACTACACCGGGCGGATCGGCGGCTTTGTCGCCAACGGCCAGAGCGCGAATGATCGGATGGCGGCCTTAATGGGCCTGCCGGCGCGCAGCGGCGCGACGAGCGGCGGCGCCTCGAGCTACAGCAGCTACGGCACACAGGGCCCGCAAGGCGTCGCCGTCTCGCCCGAGCTCACGCAGCGCGTCCTCGACAATTACAAGGCGCTCGGCCTCACGCCGACGGGCCCCGGCACCGGGCCGACCGACTCGGCGTACTTCGCCGATAAGTACGCGGCGACCGGCGGCAGCAATCCCGACAACGATAGTTATTGGTTTGGGCCCAACGGCCGGATCGCGAAAGAAGCGGCCCAGGCCGGCCTCAAGTTCGGTGCGCCGGCCCCGACGCCGCCGGCCTCGAGCACCAGCGGCGCGCTGCCCGTCACCGGCGCGCCCGTCGCGCGTGCACTCGTGCGGATCCGCGCCGCCGACGGCACCGAGCAAAACATCCCGGCGGATCAAGTGCAACAGTACCTCTCACGCGGCGCCGCCGTGCTCGGCGCAGGAGCGTAAGTTATGGCCGCCCCGAGTTTCGATCAAGTCAACGGCGACTATCAGACGTATCTCGGCCGGCCGCTCACGCAGGGCGAATATAACCAGTACTGGGCGAACAAGCAGGATTACACCTCGAACAACGTCGCCGGCACGCCCGAGGCGATCGCGTACAACAACTCCAAAGGCAACCCCGGCCCGATCCCGACGGCGCCCGGCGGCGCGCAGATCGGCGCCGGCTTGCCGTGGGAGAACGGCGCGCCCGTCGGCACCGTGCCCGGCTACCATTGGGACGCCCGTCTCGCGATGTGGCAACCGGACGCCGCGGCGCCCGCGGCGACGCCCCCGCCGACGACCGACCCCGGCACCAGCGGCGGCGGCTCGAGCGGCGGCGGCGGCGGCGGCGGCTCGAGCAGCGGCGGGGGGTGGACCGCGCCGCAGGGCCCCCCCTCGAGCGGCTTCGGCGCGGCGCCGCCGACCTACGCCAGCGATCCCAACGCGCCGCAGTATCAGCCGCTCCCGACCTACGTCGCGCCGACGTGGACCGGCGGCGATTTCGTCAACCCGTCCGAGGAGGATCTCAAGAGCTCGCCCGGCTATCAGGCGCGCCTCGATCAGTTGATCAAAACCAAGACGCGCCAGGCCGCGGCGCAGGGCACCGTCTTGAGCGGCGGCACGCTCGTCGCGCTCGACCGCGCCGGCCAGGACTACGCCAGCAACGAGTACCAGACCTTCCGCAATAACGCGCTCGACGCCTACAAACAGAAGTACGCGCAGTTTACCGACGCGGCCGGCATGGACCTGAACGCGCGCACGGTGAACGCGAACCAGAATCAGGCGACCTTCGCCAACCGGACGCAGACCTACAACACCGGCAACGCGCGCACGCTCAGCGACTACCTGACCAACGTCACCGCGCAGCGCAACGCCGAACTCGATTACTGGAACCGGCTCAACGACGTGAACCAAACCGGCAGCAACCTCGCCGGCAGCAGCTACAAAGCGCCATGACCGGCGTCAGTCAGATCCTCGCGCAGCTCGCCGAGAACGCCGGGAAGGCGCGGCTCGTCCAGGGGCAGATCTACGGGAACGCCGTCGCCGCGGCCTCGCAGATCCCGGCGCAGATCCTCGACGATCAGGAGCGCCAGCAGCAGATCGACTTTCAGCGCGCGCGCGACGTGCAGCAGATGGGCCTCGCGCTCCGCGCCGATCAGCGCGCGACCGCGGATCAGGCCTATCAGGACACGACGCGCGCGCAGCAGCTCGAGCAGGATCGGATCGTCAATGCCGGGCTCGCCGCGGCGATGGGGCCGGACGGCGATCCGTCGCGATTCGACTCGAAAGTCGCCGCGGCTACCGTTGCGCGGCTCGGCCGGCCGGAGCTTATCTACGCCGTGATCGCGAAGCACCGGGACATCCAAGGCAAACCGATCTTTAAGAAGGACGACGAAGCGGGAATCGACCCCAACACGTTCCAGCCGATCCCCGGCCTCGAGGCGCAACCGAAAATGCCCGAGATGGGCACACCGGCCTATGAGAACGCCGTCGCGATCCGCAATCTGACGAACCCGCCCGGCGCGCCGGCCTCGAGCGCCACGCCGCCGCCAGGCGCGCCGCCACCGGGCGCCGGTGTGCCGACCTATGCCGGCCGGCTGGATGCGCTGGCGGCCCCGCCGGCCTCGACAGTGCCGCCGGGCGGCCCTGGCGCGCCCGCGACCGTGGCCCCGCCGCCGATCGTGCCACCGCCCACCAGGCCACCGGCCGACGTGCCGGCCTTCGACGCCGGCGGCACGTTCACCGGCCCGACGACGTACGGCCCGGCGCCGGCCTCGATCGCGCCG